GGCAGTCATCGTAAGATTATCAGACTCTGCTCTTTTTAAATGTCGTTACGAGGGTGGTGGTGAAACTGTAGATGGACCGGTAGATATGTCTCAGGGTTTCGATAAAATGTTTATTTTCCGAACCAAGAAAACAACATTGTTTGCCGCCCCAGCGATAAATTATATCGCTATATCTAGTGCCAGCCAATCGGGTCAGGTTATTACGGTTAACACAACAGCAGCCCACAATAAAAGTGCTGGGGATTTTGTTACCCTTACTGGATTGGGTGGATGGATTAATAATCCTAATAATTGCTACGAAATTAAGTCCACTCCCACCACTACAAGTTTTACTGTGGAAATGGCAACATCTCAGACTATTACGGCCTTTAATGTATCGGGTGCGCAGGCGGAATATTTTGATGATTTTACAAGAGTCACCAATGGAAATTATACTGCACCGGTCTATTTAACCGATACCAATACAACCTCTTCCAATGGAGTGGTTACTATGGATGTGGTAAATCATGGGCTTGAAGTCGGTAATGAGATAACCATTAGAGCAGGAGCTTCACCTTTTGATTCATTCGTGAACCAGAAGGCGATTGTCACTAGTACCCCAACCGCTGATCAATTTACATTTAATTTAGGTGTAGAAGATGAAACCTCGGGTGCCTCTCTAACCGCATCCCGCCAACTGGCAATCGGCAAAGGGTTTATTCATATGCCAGCCGCCCCCTGGGGCGAGTTTCACCAGCGTAGGCTGTGGGTTCCTTACTGGTACACCAGTGCAACAGCCCCACAGGATAGGAATGTACGCGATGAAATTGCGGCTTCAGATATCTTAGACGAAAACACATTTGATCGAATAGGCAACCAATTCAGGGTATCCTCCGGTAAAAGCGATTACCTGGTCGGCCTCCAGCCATTTACCCAAGACAGCATTGTTGCATTTAACCGAAAATCCATCCACCTTTTGACAGGTGTCAGTGGATCTCTTACAGATGTAAAAACCAATGTGGTCACCTCAGAAATTGGTGCATCGGCCCGCAAATCAATCGTCCAGGTGGCGAATAAGATTTTATTCCTATCCGACCAGGGAATTTATTCTGTGGAATTTTTAGATGAGTATAACTTACGAGGAACAGGCATACCCATATCCGAAACTATACAGCCCTACATAGATCGCATAAATCAGGACTACGCCCAACTTTCATGCGGAGTGTATTTTAATAACAGATATTGGCTCGCAGTACCATTGGACTCTGCACCTGGTGCAGGAAACGCCACAAAGCTTAATACATTAATCGTGTATAATTTCATAAACCAAGGTTTCGAAAGCATTGACTCGGTAGACTCAGAGGACTTCGCGATCCGTGAGTTATTGGTGGGTCGAGAAGGTGCCCAAAATGCTCTTTACCTCACCACCGAAGAAGGTGGCCTCCATAAAGTAGACGCTCGAGATGGTGGCGATGTTGTAAGCTTAACCGCAGGATCTTCAGATAATGAAAGTCTGGATGTGATCAGTCAGGTGATTACTCGCCAATACGATGCGGACCAATTAGATCGTAAAACATTTAGTCGGGGTGAATTCCATCTCAAAAGCCACAAAGATATATCTAGTGATGGGAGTATTGAATTTATAACAGAAGACCCGGACAGTGTAACCACATCAACTTCCATATCATCTGTACTCGGTAATAATTTACTAAGTGGCGAGGATGCATCTCTTCGCCTTCGAATTAATAAAAAAGGGTTTGGAGTTCAGGCAGATTTTAAACCGACAACAGGAAGGCCAAACCTTCGTGCGGTCAGGGTAGATGCTAGAATTTCAGACCGATCCACCACATCTATTTCATAGGAAAATATAATCATGGCTATATTAACTTCAGGGCAAACCTTCGCATCAGGCAATCAAGTAACCGCGAGCAAGCTAATGAATATCGCGAACCAGGCTCAGTTTATCACAGGGTCAAACAATACAGCGGATGACACCACCATACAGGTAGACGCTACGGGCGGGTATTTAAAAGTTCCGGAAAATGGCATTGGTGCAGTCGAATTAAAATCAGATGCGACTACAGATAACAACCGAGCAGTGGACACTGACCACATCAAAGATGGCGCCATCACATCCGACAAGCTTGATGCCACTGCGATTAGTGTACTTATGCCTACAGGAACGATACTACCTTACGCCGGTGCTAATGCTCCAGGTGCGACTTCACCTATCCCTGATTATTTAATCTGCGATGGTAGGTCTTTAAACACTTTCGACTATCGCGACCTTCATGCAGTGATTAGTAATACCTATGGGGGAACAGCCTACAATCCAGGGACCACCGATCAATCAGGAGCCACTACTACCTTTAATGCCCCCGATATTCGGGGTCGGGTGATTGCAGGGCTTGATGTAGACCAGGGTGGTCGATCTAATCGACTGACTAGCCTTTCAGCCGCCAACTTAGACGGCCAAACTTTAGGAGCCAATAATGGAAATCCTGGTGACTCAGGAAGAGGTGCAAACGGGGCACAAGAGCATACCCTTACAGAATCTGAAATGCCTGAACATAATCACAGTCACAGCATAGCCAATGGCAGAGGTGCAGACGGAACAGGTGGGGCTGGTTACATAAGTCTTTCCGGAGTAACTACAGGCGATACAGGTGGCGACCAAGCACATAACAATGTCCAGCCTACGATCATTTTAAATTACATTATCAAAACATAGGAAACCGAAATGGATATTTTAGATAAATTATATAAACCTCAAGAACAGGTTAATATTCCTAACCCTTCTGAAGACCCACTTCGTCAGGCCGCCGCCATACTAAATGCAGAAGCACCAGCAGGGGAGTCCCTAGCGTACATTAATGCAGATGAGGCTCAGATGTTAAAAGATGCAGGCGGAGCAGGTGAACCGGTAAATAGTTCAGGGGTTCCATCCTTTTTCTTACCACAACTTTTTGGGGGAGGAGAAGACCCACCTCCCATGCCAACTTTTAATGTCGGAAAATCTGCCCGTGATTATGTAAGTGCCATGGCTGATCCCAGGCTACAGGATCAAATGTTACAGGTACGCCAAAAGTATGACCCCCAGTATCAGGATCATCAAATAAATCTTGCCCAGCGGGCTATGGACCCGATGGCAGATATGGCCGAATATTCGGCGAGGCGGGCACAGGACTTTGGCGGTAGGATGGCAGAACGCCAGGCTGAAACCGATATATCCATGCTTAACCGGATGGGTGCTGATTTTACCCAGGCATATCGATCAGCCGACCCACTCATGCAGGCCCGGCTCCAGCAGGCCAACGAAATGGCTGATCAGGCATTTCGCGAGTCACAGATAACAGACCTGTCTCCTGAAATGAGAAGGCGGGCAACTCAATCAGCTAGAGAGGGATTGGTGGCGCGAGGCCGGGGAATGGATAATGCGGCGATTGCGGCCGAGGCGATGAGCCGGGAAGACTATTTAAGAAAAATTATAGGCGAAAATCGAGAAGATGCGATGAAGTTTGGTGGGTATGCATCTAATCTAAACAAGCAGACATCAGTCGATCCATTGGCCTTACTTCGAGGTGGCAGTAATTACACCAAGCAAGGTTATGGTGAAAGGGCGGCCATGTTCGGGATACCACAGGAATCAATCACTCGAATCAATCCTGATGCTGGTGTAAACATCGGCTTACAGCAGAATGCAAACCAGCAGAATTACCTGGCAAACACTTATGCGGCTCGCGAACAAGCGGCAAGCGGTATGGCGAGTGGATTAATGGGAGCGGCAGGCACAATAATAGGCGGATACTTAGCTGGGAGAAGTTAACATGGCGATAGGCGATACAGTACAGGCAGGGTTGGGGAGAATGGACTTCTCAGCGTTTCAGAAGGCAGGGGCGGCACAAGCTCAAGCGAACCAAGCATTTGGGAAGGCTATAGAGAAAGCGGCGATTGGTTTCTTCCAGGGGCAGGAGAAGAAAAAAAAGAAGCAAGAAATGGTTCAAGGCTTAACTATGTTATTCCCTGATGCTCCACCTGAGTTAGTCAATGCTATGGCTAAAAATCCTGAAGTCACGCAGGCTAAGCTAAACCTGGATAGATTTAATCTGGAAGTGGATAAATTTAACAAAGACGCTGAAGTTAGCGACCAACAGGTGGCCATGATGAATCAAGCTATGCAAAATACTCAAGCTGATCGATTACTGGCAGAGCAGAACCGGAAAGACACTGAAAATTTTTACAATTTTATGGGAAAGCCTACCTATCCAGTCGATCAGGATGGCATCCCTAGTCCATTTCCTAGTCCACCACCAGTCGAGCAGTTTGTAGTGTCTGAACAAGCAAAAGCGTTTATACAAAGAGCTATAGAACAGGGTCAACCGATCGATAAGGCTCTACCTATGGCCCAACAAATAGATCAACAAATTGAAAGAAATCAGCCGAAGCCGATGAGTCCTAAAGAATTAGCTGATTATGAATCAAAACTTATAGCTAATGAAACAGATCGGATTAAATTGAATGATCTAAAAAACCCGCCTGCACCACCTGCTCCGCCTGAACCGGTGTATGAAGAGGCCACACTTCAAGGAATTAATGATGCACTAGGTTTAATTAATGGATTTTCTACTGGAGTAATGGGTTTAGCATTATCCAAAATACCTGGTACTGATGCGTTAGATTTAAGAGCTGCTTTAGATACTGTCACCTCAGGCGTAGGATTTAAAAGATTAAGCGATATGCGCGAAGCTAGTAAAACTGGTGGTGCTTTAGGTAATGTTTCTGAAAAGGAGTTAAAACAGCTTAATGCCTCATTAGGATCGATTGACCCAAATCAAAAACCTGAAACACTTAAAAGAAATTTAATTAGGATTAAAGAGCAGTACGAAAAAACTATTAAAATCATAAATGCTGAAAGAATAGCATTTCAACAGGGCTTGGAGTTTAAGACTGAAAAAGAGGCAATGGATTTCATAGACCAACAAAATTTGCAATCTTCATCCGCTCCAGCTTCTCAATCAATACTTGATGAGATAGAAAGAAAAAAACAATTACGCAGTAAAAGGGCAGGACTGTAATGCTTACCCAAGAACAAGCACTCGCTGAGTTAAGACAATTAAATCAGGAACTCGGACTCGCCGAGGATGATGGTATCCCAATGACGCAGGCTCAAGCGGAAGCGGAGCTTCGCAGACTAGACGAGGAACTGGCATCCACTCCTGAATCATTCGATGAATATGTAACTCGTAGAAAACAGGAGGACAGTAGATCAATCGGAGAAAAGACTTCAGCCTTTACCGATTCATTCCTAACCGGTGCAGGTACACTTGCCCAGGAAGGAGGCCGTGCGATCAAGCAACTGTTTAGTGGTGGAGTAGGGGCAAAGGAATTAAAAGGTGTATTCCAGGTAGGTATAGAGGACTTTGGTAGATTCGCTAAAACTCTAGGCGGGGCGGCAATGGATAACTTCTACTCCGATGAGGAGGAGATGAAAAGAGAGTACGAGAGGTATAAGGATAACTTTCTTTATAATCAAAATGTACGCACAGCCATGCTCGAAACCTTCGATGAAGAAGGTAGGGACTTTGTCAGCTTTGGTGCAAACTTTGTCGATCCCACCATGCTTGTACCTGTTGCTGGGCAAGTCGCAAAATTAGGATCGATTGGTTTAAAATCTGCAAGACTTGGCAAACTCGCCAATGCGATAGAGAAGGGTGGGGCGATTGCATCCAAACCCACAGAACTCGTTGCAAAAGGTACACGCAAAGCAATCGAGAAAACCGCACAAGTGGGATCGAAGATCGCTGGTGGTACCGGCAAGGCGGGAGAAGTAACAGCTAAAGCCGCCGCCTTCCCTCGTAATTTAGTAACCAGTTTGGCAGGTAAAGCAATCGACCCAAAAGTAGCAGGTTCAGGAATATTAGGCGCACAGGTAACAGGTGCATTTACAGGAGCAGTACCTGGCCTCGGCTTACTAACCTCCGCAGAAGTGGCTGGATATATAGCCAATAAATCGGGTAGGGGAATGGAGCGGGTATTAACCGCACTCGGTTCTGAGGCTGGGCAGAAAAGATTTCTGCAACGCCTAGCCATGCAGGCAGACTCTCCGACCACAAGAAAATACGCCCTTTACGCCCACAAGCTAGGAGGCACAAGGATGGGTGACTTAGCATTTAATTCACTCGTAAATGGCATCTCTGTATCCACATTGAACGGAGCCTTGGCATACGCATCCACCGATAACATCGAAGAACTTGGTCAGGCTATGGGCGCAGGCTTTGCAATGGGTGGAGCATTACCTGTCGGCCAACCTGGCATGAAAGCAGGCAAATCACAAGCCGCCCGAGATCAATCATCGGTAAACTTTTTAGAGGCAAAACTTGGACAGGATCAATTAAAGCAATTTCGTAAGATGGACCCCGATGCTCGCCTAGCCTTTGCCACAGTAGAAGAAGCAGGCATAAAAGCACCCAAGCTCATGTTTGTAGATAAGAATCTAATGCTTGAGACTCTCAGGGAGGATGATCCAAATATCCGCCAAGCACCCAACGCTTACTACAATCAAACGGATAATACCATCTATGTGAACGAGAATGGCCGAGCCAGCAAAAGCTCAAAAGAAGCATTTGATATTCTCACACATGAACTTGGCCACGGATTTATAACTCAAGCGATTAAAGACGATCCATTATTCGCCCGAAAGATTTTAGAACAGTACGAGGCAAAGCCCGGTGAGAAAGCATTCGAGTTTGCATTTACCAAAGACTCAGCAGGCGCACCAATCGATTCCATTATGCTCAATGAAAAGGCACAGAAGATTGCCAGCGCATACGATAATATTCAGGAAGGTGATAAATCAATCGGGGTAGGGCAGGATGCCAATATACTAGCCCAAGAAATTGGAGCCGAGCAGTTCGCTATGATGATGGTCGATAATCCAAACTACTTTAACACCATCGAACCATCCCTCCGTCAAAAACTACTCGAGGGATCTCGCAAAGTGCTTACCCTATTTGGTGCGGTGGATGGCAATACCGGCAACCCACTTGATGTTTCCATCTCCCCAATCCTTAAACGCAACAAGACTATCCGCAACCTGTATAAAAACTATACCAAGCAAAGAGATGCTTCGATTGCGGACAAGGTTGACCTTGCAGAAAAAGGGGTATCCATGAAGGTGCGCAAAGGCGAATCGGCGGATCAAGCAGTCGAGCGATTATACGGCAAGCAAGGTATTTCCCTGAAAGAAGCTGGTGCATTTCGTATTGATAATAAGAAGGTAAAGAACGAACTTACCAATATCCTTAATCGTGTAGATGAAGCCCCTGAAGGCGGTATGTCATCCGAGCGAAACCCTAGAAGCGGAAGGCCACAGGCAATCGTAGGAAAGCAATTATCGGACGAAGTTAAAGGCGTATTTACCCGTAAAGATCCACGGGGTACAATTAATATGCTGATTAACGATATTACTGAGTCGATCCGTAACCGCTTGCAGTTAAACTTCCTTTATCGTTCAGGCAAGCCAAGCAAATATTCAGACAACGAGTTAAAGGCTAGGGTAGTGTCTCCTGTAAGGTTTAAGATTACTGGATTATCCAAGACCTCACGATCTGCCGCATCACTCAAAATGGATGCAATCGATGAAGCATACCTTCGTAATAATGTAGAGGTATTAGTAAAAGAAGGCTTTGCCGATAAACCAAACGATTTAATCGAACTAGCTCGCAAGGTCGCCAGGGAAGCATTGGACGATGAAGAAGGAAGAATAAATCCCCAAGGCAAATACGAGAATGAACTCGTCACCGCAGTATTCGGCCAGCCTGAGTCTGCTCCACAGATTCGTAATGCCAAGCTACGCCAACTCTTAGAAGATAAGAAACTCCAACACGCCTACCGCTCCTACGATGTGGACGCATTAGCCGGCCTAGTTCCAACCGGCAAGAGCGGGATCGCATTTGATTGGTTCAATATCAAAAACAATTACTCGCCCTTCGATGACAAGCTATTCATCCCCGCCTACCACGGCACACCGCACACCTTTGCCCCCGAGCCTGGCGCGCCCTTCGGCAAGTTCAGGACATCGGCAATCGGTACGGGCGAGGGCGC